TTGTTTAGCACTTGCATGAGTCTGCCCCAGTCTACCAGTTCCGCTGGCTCGCCCGCAACCGACACCTCGTCTTCGTGCGTGTACTCGTTACCATCGTACTCCCACGTCGTCTCGACCAGCAACGTCTCATCCAGCGAACCCTCGCTGATGTACGTATCCAGATACGGTTCACCCGGCGACGGGATGTTCCCCGGAAGAATCGAAATCTCATCGACCACCGACTCATCCGAATCGTACAGCCGAACCTGCACGTCACTATCAGGTACCGACCCGCCCGTGTTCGCAACCAGTAGCTCAACGTCAACCGACCCAACACGCTCTTCAACACGGTAAATCACCGACTCGAACCACGGTGAGGAATCCGCATCCGTGCCGACCTCGCTCGCCTCGCCAAACGAGCCACGTTCGACAAATCCGAGGTCATCGGTGACATCGGAAAACGGGTGTTGCCACGACAGGTCGTCATCCTGATTCGTCGCCATAACCACCCCAGTCGGGCGGTAGTTGCCCTCCGGTGTGATACGACCATACGTCGAACCCGAATCACCCGGAATCACCTTCTTGCCCAACTCGTCCAGCCCGGTCAGCGCCACCGAGCCAAACTCGAAGCCGACGTTGATAGTCACGTCCACCGCTTCGATGTAGGCGGCAGTCAACCCAGTCGTCCGACCATTGTTCACCACGAGGTCACCCAGTCCAGCGTCACTCGGGGTCAGCATCTCGCCGAGTCCCCACATCCGGGCTAACGTATCGTCCGGGTCCTCAAGCTCGATGTACGCTACGTCCAGATTCTCGTCAGCGTCCTCGCCGGAGAGGTCATCGTCCAACTCGCCGAGGGATTTGACCGTCCCGATGAACTGGTCTTCAGTATCAAAGTCGTAGCCACCGTCACCGTCTGGCTCAGAACCCTGAAACACATCCTCACCAGTACAATCGTTATCCTCGTTGCAGACGACGTGTCGGTTCGAGATAGCCACGGGTGTTCCGTCCTCCATCTTCAGTAGGCCAGTCCCCAACGAACCGAAGTTCTCTGCATCGCCACCGTATATCTCGACGCCACCGACCAGCGGTCGAATCACATCGTTTCGAGAACCCTTCGGGCCACCATCCGCATCTGAATATGGCCCATCCACCGACTGTGGCTCGCCGGACTGAATCACGTCGGTACGAATCCCGTCGAGGACTTCAGGGACAATATCAGCCTCGTCCAACTTGTCTTCGGGCACCTTCTCGGTCACAAACGCGATAACGCATACGTGGTCCGTTCGCTCGCCATCGACATACGCATAGCCGATGCCGTGGCCTATCACGTTCTCCAGTTCAAGCAACGCATCCCGTTGCTCGCGGGACACAGGAACCTTGCGTGACATCTACTTAGTCCTCCGACGCTTCGTCAGCAACCAGATACAGCGTCTTGGTGTCCTCAACGTACAGCGTCGTGTTCGCGGGCAAGTCGTACTCGTTAATCGCCTGCTCTGCACTCTCCTTGTCAGGAAACCTCGGATGTCCCTGTGCCGTCGTGGGAAACACCTTCGACGGGGTAAGCGTATCGCCCTCGTGGTCGTGGTTGTCAAGCTCGTTTACTGAATCCTCGACACTCGACACGTCCTCACCGAGCGAATCTACATCGTCTTCCAGACTATCCACCGACTCTTCGAGCGTGACCAACCGGTCGCCGATAACACGGTAGTCTGTCACGCTCACCACACCCGACCCATCGGTGTCTACCTCGTACAGCGGAATCGTCGGCTTCCGATGCAGTTCGAGCGCGGGGTTATCGGATACGGCGACCAACACGCGGTCTGCCTCACCACGCTTCTCGTACACGTCTGGTGCGAACACCGCGTCCGGGTCCCATCCAGCGACGATAACCTGTTCGTCGGTGTCCGGGTCCAGTTCAACCTCGTGGTTGGTGTCCGTTGCGAACCACCCGCTCTGATACGCCTCACCGGGGCCGATGGTTACGGTGTGGCTGTCACTGCTGTACTCGATTTCAAACGCGGTGAACGAGTCTTCGTCTATACCGTCGAATCGAACAGCGGCGAGTGACGGCTCATCAGGAGGCTGGACGTAGCCGTCTACGCCGCCCAGTCCCTCGCCGTACTCCAGTTTCCCACGACACTACCTTGGGCACCGGGGCTTGCTCGGTCTGTCATAATTCTGGTAACATGATTTATTTCAATCTGTTCTATTGATTCTCGCGGTCACTACACATCAGGATTGGTCGTCAGTAATCACGTACAGTTCTTGGTTCGCTGCATCGTAGTGGTAGTCGTTGTCGTCCTCTTCGTCATCGAACACGTCTGGTCGGTATGGGTCGTCTTCGCTACCGTCACCAATCAGTTCCCAATCAGTTACTTTTTCTTTTTCCATTGTTTTACTCCTCGTATGTTAGTTCGTTTTCGGGCAGCCTTTCGATTCTATACTCGTATACGCCGTCTACGGAGGAATTTTCGTGACCAACACGTATCTCTTTGGGGTCGATAAATTCCGATAATGTTGCTGTACTGCCACGTAGTTCAACAGTTTTATCCGCATATACATACAGAGATGCTGAACCACGACCTTGTCTACTGCTGGAATCAATTATCGTAGTTGACGAGCCATCAATTCTTTCAGTAACAGTGTACCTTCCAAACCCATTTTCGGCTGCCCGGATGTAATTATCTTCATCTTCGTGAATTTGTATGAACCCGCCTCTATCGTTCGAACCGGAACCGGGTCCAGCGGAATCCGATTCCCACCAAAACTCGCCAACTAATACGCCGATAGGTATAGTGACATACCCCTCTCCGTCTGGGTCAAAGATTCGCGTATCTGGGTTATCTTCGGTCCCTTCGTTTGCGATTTGTAACCCATCAGTAATTTCCCGGTAAAACGGCCGGTACATCCCTTTTACTGCACCACCGGGTAGTGGGTCACTACTGAACGACAACCACGATTCAGAATCCTTACGCTCATCTAACACGTCGTCAGCGGAGGTTTCATCACCCGTGTAATCATTGAAGTCGTCGTGAGCTATCGTCTTCCCCGATTTTAACGTTTCAATTTCTCCCTTATCGGAATGTACACTCTCTGCACTGAGCGATGAGAACGAAGCCGATGGTTTTGTCACACGACGGTCAATCGAACTTGTTACTCCGTCACCATCAGTACCAAATTCCCACAACGGAATATATGGTATATTAACAGTGAGGTCGTCTTCCAGCGTGATTATCACGCTATCCGCCTCTTCGCGGCTATCGTGAATCTCGTCAGAGTAGACCGCATCCGCGTCCCACGCCAAGATAACCGTCTGGCCATCCTCAAACGAATCCAACTCAACGTCCGTAGACGTGTCTCTTGCCAACCAACCCTTGATGAACGCCTCGCCGGGTTGGATAGTCACCGTAAGTGAGCCAGAACTGTAACTAGCATCGAACGCCGCAAAGTTACCCTCGTTCAGTCCGTCCCACCGTTGAGCAGAATACGTTGGCTCGTCGGCAGGTACGATGAATCCACCCATTGTAGACATCATCGCCTCACCATGCTCCAGATTACGAACGGTACTCCCTTGCGCTCCGGGTGCGGCTCTATCAGTCATTTACTCACACCTCCGATTCATCCGCGTACTGGATGATAATAGTCACTGTCACTGCGTAATCCTGCGTCTTCGGGTCCAGACGGTCTTCCGGGTCGTCCAACTCAACGAGGTTGAAAAACATCCCACCCGAGGACTCCGACACGAGTCCCGCTTCGAGCAGGCTGTCACCGACTGCTTGGTCAGAACTCAGCAGAGTAATTGTCTGCAACTCTTGGTCGTCCGTCTCGTGGCTCGTAACCCGAAACCGGTTGTTCTCGCTGTTCAGCGACGAGTCACCGGGGTTGTGACCGATGTCACTCCCAAAGGCAATGTACTCCGCCTCCTCGACATCCGTACTGGTTCGAGGATTGGCGAGGTCACGCAGATGGTCGTGATAGTCGTTGGTCGTTACGTTGTGTTGCTCGAACTGGTCCTCGGGTTCGACCTCTTCGTCACGGAGAAGTGCCAACTTCTCTTCGTTGGATAGGTCGTCCCACTCAGGATGCAGTTCGTTCAGTTCGTCTGCATCGTACAGCGCCACCTCGACGTTATCAATCGAGGGTGCTGGCGTCTTGTGTGTTACATTCATGGTTTTGCTCTCACCCGCTCACGTCAATGTTCACGCGAGCTTCGTCTGCGTAAGCCGTCTCAACCTCTGCTACGTCCGTTGTTTCGACAACAGTAGCCGTACTGACTTCAAGGTTATCGCTACCTGCCGCTGGTTCTACCAACTGAAATACATTGATACTGAACCGTTCACTCCCGATGTACGCCACCTTCGGCGTGTCCGGTTGCACTGCCGCCACTGCCGACAACATCATGGATTCCTCGCTCACCGTCTCGGCAAGGTCATCAGTCACCGAATTCACGTCCACGCCGACCCGAGCTTCGTCAGCATAGGCGGCTTCCACCGCGTCAATCACCGTGCTAATCGCTTCGGCCAGTATCGACTCGGTGCTTGCCTCGGCGTCACTGATGTCCAGTTCACCAACGATATCCTCGTCAGTCGAGTACACCAGACTCGTGTCGAACCGGCTCGCGCCGTACACCGACGAGCCAACGGTTTCCGTCTCGCTGGTTGCCACAGTGTCGGTCGGGGTGGCCGTAGACCGTTCCGTACCGCCTTCCTCGGGCGAGAAATCAGCAACGCCGGTTTCGCCGTCATCGGTGAGGTCGATATTCCCACGGCCAGCACCAACCGACGAGACTTGCACCTCCTCGACTACGCTGTCCGTCAAGTCAGCAACCGACTGTGTTGCCACCCCTTCGGCGATAGCCGTTACCACGTCCTGTACCACGTCGATGTCAAACCGTCCAGCGCGGTCTGCCTCGGGCGAGGCATACACCGCCGACTCGACTGCATCGGTCTGCACGCTCTCACTGTCAGCGGTCGAGACTCCTGATTCACCAGACGCCTCCTCGATGTCCAACAGCCGACGCTCACCATCCGGGTAGTACGACGTGTCTATCTGCCCCAACCCCGCCGAACCAGTTGCGACCAACACATCGTCAATCAGTTCTGTTACGGCATCACCGGTCACCGTCGTCTCTTCGACGGGTTCGGTCTCAGCATCAGCACCCAACAGGTTGTGAACGTCGATGTTGTACGTAGACTCCGGGTCATCGTCCGACCCGATACGTGCCACCGACACCTCGTCAGCACGGGTTGTGTTCTCATCGGCTGTGGCCGTCTCGCTGACGTGGGTGCCACCGTCTTCCGGCTCCCAGTCCGATTCGAGATTCGGGTCGTGACTCACGTCGATTTGTCCACGCCCGATATTCCCCAGTGCCAGCGTCACCTCGTGAACGTCTGCATCCGAGCGAACGTCAGTCGTTTTAGTGACATCCGACTCGGTACTCGCGGTTGGGACATCACGCTTCGGTGGTGGCTCATAGTCGAAGTCCACCTCGGGATAGTTCGCCTCAAGCCACGTCTCGGCAATCGTCTTGTCCACGCCCCACACGTCCACGTTCTTCGGCGAGTCCACGTTCAGCGTCACGCGGTGAACGTCGTCCGTTCGGGTCGCCTCGCGCTCTCCCGAAACTGTGGTCGCGGTCACACTGTCGCCGAACAGCGGCTCCAGCACGCTGTTCACGTCGATATTCGTCCGACCATCCTCCGGGTCACTACTCGCCTCGTGCGCTACGTCTGTAACGTCAATCTGGACGGTTTCAGTATCCGTGAGCAGTATCGGCTCCTCGAACTCGAATTCGAGCAAGATACCAATGCCGATGCCAGCGGCCACGACGTTCTCGACAATCCCGACGAACTCACCATCGGTCATGTCGATGTCAGCAACCACGTCCTCGATACCGACTAGCTGAATCTCGGCAGGTACGTCATCGAACGGTTCGCGGATGCCGATGTCCTCCTCGTCCAAGCCCGTCAGCGTAGCGACCACCTCGATGATTTCCTGCGTCGTCGCCGAGGTAATCTGCCCACGCAGTGCGACCTTCAACCGACTACGGAACGAATCAGCACTCTCACCTGTCTGCCGTTCTATCTCGAACAGCGACCCGAGTTGTTCGAGTTGGGCTTCATCCGCCGTGTCGATGAATTTGTTTCGTTCGATGTCGGCCAACGTATCCTCGAATTCCTGCATCTCGGCGGCGATAGCACCGATAAGTGCCGACAAGACCTCACCTTCCGTATTGTACGGTGATTTGAACACCGCTTCAATACGCTCCCGAGGCGTCGTATCGTCAGGCATAGTTGACCTCCAAGTCCAGCAGGTCAGCATCCGTCAACGCGGCTTCGAGGTCACCGATGTCGATGTCCTCCTGCTCATCCGGGTCAGCCTCCGTCCCGATGAACACGTCGGCTTTCCGAACGCCACGAACCTGCATAATCCGCGCTTTCACTTGGTCGTAAATCACCTCGTCACCAATCTCCAGACCGGGGAACTGGCGACCGTCTTCGACCTCACCGCCGATGAACTGTATCAAGTTGCTCTTCGCACGCTGAATTCCATCATCAGGAAACGTATTGGCAACACTCAACTCAGCAGAGACATGGATGTTCACACGCTCTGCACGGTCGAAATGCTCGGTTTGGGTTCGTCCATCAGGATACTCCGCAGTGCCCGACTCGTCACCAAACGATTCGACGCCAGCCGCCCGNGCATCGAACACCCCCTGTGCAATAATGTCGTCGCCGTCCTCACCCGTCAACTCCGGTGCAAGCACAGCCACACGAACACCGAAATTCATCTCATCGGCGCTCCGAACTTCCTGCACACGCACCGATATGATGTCCGGGTGGTGCTGGAAAACGCTTCCCTGTACCGCACCCGGCGTGCTGACACCCGGTGCCGCTAACGAGTTCTGATACCGTAGTTTGAATTCGGCGTCAGTCTCGCGGTCACGTCCCTCGCGCCAGTTCGGGTCGCCCTCGTTTCCGGTCGGCTTCGGATTCGTCACCTCGTCAATCCCGCCTATCGGTTCATCCAGTCGGACGATAGTACCCGCCGATACGTTCGTCTCTTGTCCCAACCACTCTTCATCGACGCTGGTCTGCCACGGTGCCAACGCCTTGATTGGAACCGGGTCAGTTTCCACCTCACCCGTGAACAACGTCGCGTCTTCCGTCGTCTCGAACGGAATAAGCGGTCGCGTCTCCGTGCGCTCTGTCGTAACGACTGTGCCCTCGGGGATGTCAATGTCGCGGGTTGCAGGACCGTCTCGGCTAAAGACCACTTCGCCCTCAGCCGGTCGGAGATTCTGACGGCTGAATCCGGCCAACGCCAACTGGTTGTCCAGTTGCTCACCCTCTGCATCCTCGAAAAACGACGCATAGTAAGAGTCCTCCGCCGCGTCCCACTGCCGAGCAATCTCAATCGAAAAGGCGTCGATGAGTTGCTTGATGGGACTGTTCTGCCGAAGGCTGATGTCGTCACCCAACTCGTCTTTGACGTGCCGTTTCAGGTCCTCTTGGATAGACACGATGTCCTTTTTCTCGAACCGGCCATCGTCCCTCACGCCAAACTGGTCAGTCATTCATCCTCACCCCGAACTCAAGTATTTCCTCCTCTTCCAACACTACCGTCACGTCCACAAACCGCTCACGAGTCCCGCGCTCACACAGACTAACATCCACGTCTTTGACTGTCTTTACCCGGTCGTCTTTCCCAAGCGCAAACCGTATCTCACGCTCCAGCACTGAATCAGGCGAGGTCAGTGCATCGAACAGCCGAAGACCATGCCGGTCATCGAACACGTCCTCCCCGGCGATAGTTTTCAGCAGGATTTTCAACTCCAGTTCAGTCGTCTGGAGCGGATTCAGTATCTCAGCACGCTTCTGTGGCAACGCGATGTCGCCGTCTTCCGTCAGTCGTAGTGTTCGTCCGTACTCACTCATACGTGGTCACCTCACCCCTGCCCCGAACTGTCGATGTCGCCACCCAGTCCAAGGAACGTGTCGTTTGCTTCGCCGTCCACCGTCACCACCTCACTACCGTTAATCGTAACCAGCCCGCTCGCGTTCAACTGCCACACCGACTCGTCGTTATTGACTATCACGTCGCCGGTATTCATCACCCGAACCCTCGACTTTAGCTCGCCCTCGTCCAACGCTTCCATCAACACGTCGCCGGATTCGTCCATCTCGAACCGCGCCATTTCCTCGCCCTCGTCCATCACGACGATTTCCACCTCACCCTCGTATGGGTCAAGCCGAAAGTCGATGGACGGTTCCGGCTCAGTGACCTCCGGTGCCTCCTCGGTCCACTGGCGGTTTGGCGGTTCGTCCTTCAGATACACCCTGAACTGCCCCGGCTCATACGGCGGTGTGTCGTCCGTGTCGAAAAAGAACTGCGGCAAGAACACACAGTCCTGTAACGTATGGTGCCGTTTGACCGCTGTATCCTTCGGCCCGCGCTCTTGCTTCTTGTTATACATCGGCTCTCGCGTATGTACCAGCAACCCCTCGTCCTCTTTTTCGAGCGGGTAGATAATTCCCTCACCGTCTCGGGCAAACATCGTAGCGATGGGAACCTCGTTGATAAACACGTCTTCGTCCTCTTTCAAGAACACCTCGACCCGCTGAGTATCGTAGTCGATGTCGTTCACGATAGCGATGCTCGCGGTGAACAACCCTCGCGTCTCGTCATCGAGCAGTTGCCGAAGTGCCGATGTGATGTTGACCTCTGATGAAACCATGTTACTATCTAACACCTCAGTATGGGCGAATCTTATCGTTACCGGGACCTGTCGCGTGTGTCTCACGCACCACGTTCTCGCTGTACGGTTCAGCCTCGCCCAACTGTTGCAGTGTCCCCGATAGGAAATGGTCGCCCGTCTGGTCCGAACTCTGGTACTCATACGACACGACCTCGTAGTTGCCCGAGAACTGGTCAGTCTCGACACGCACCTGCGCTCCCTGTTTGAATCGTGGGTCGAGTGCCGCTTGGAAATCCAGCCGTTCGCCCGTCGAGTCTTCATCGTCCGACTCGGCGATGTTGGCTAACATCCCATCGTAGCTCAGTTTGGGAATCTCCTTATCAATCCCGTTGTCCTCGATGAAGTACAGCGTCCCGCCCTGTGCAAAGTATTTCCACGTCACGCCGGTAAACTGACCCGCATAATCCACCAGTTCATCGAGCCACTTCCGTAACGACTTGCTCCGATGCACCGCGAACATTTCCAACTCCTGTGGCACCTCGTCAGCCTCGACGCCAAGCCCCACCTCAGACGCCAGTGCCGAAACAATTTCATCCGGTGTCATGTCCTTGTACGTGTCAGACACGCGGCTCGCCAACGCCGCTTCGCTGGCGTCCTCACCTTCCATCCGATACATGATGTCGTTCCCATCGTACTCGCGGCTGGTCCGTTCAACCGCACCGAATACAACCTCGTTCGACGGGCCGTCACCCCACCCTAACTCGATGCTCACCGCCGTCGTCCCGGCTTCCACGTCAGCCCACGCCTCTTCGTCCAGATTCCATACAATCAACTCGAATTCGAGCGGGTCGTCCTCCGGGTTCGCCACCGTACACTCCATGTCATACTCCGACACGTCGAACCCACCGATTTGTGCCTCGCGCTTCTGCTCCCATACGACCGGCATATCAGGCCACCCCTCGACGCTTCGCCCACTTCGGCGGGTCGTCCCACTCGGACACCGGTCGGCCCTCCGGCCCCGGAACGACGAACAGCAACACCTCGTCACCCAAATTCCGGGGTGTGATTTTGTCGATGTTGGCAGACGGCTCACCGAACACGAACTGCACCCACGGCAGATACTCGTAGGCTCGATAAATCGTCAACCGGCTTCTCGTGATAACGAAATCGTCCCGGTTCTGGTGCCGAATCTCGATTTCAAAATACTCCCCGACCCGATTCCAGTTGAACTCAATCTGAAACACCTGCTGTGGGAACGCCTGTGTCCGAAACTGGATGGTCGTTGGACGCTTCTCAGTCAGTCGGTCGCTTGGTAAGCCGATTTTATCTGCCATTGGTAGTCACCTCGTGAATCAGAACGGCGAAACCCTACTCATCATGCTCATCGCACTGGACAACAGGCCACCGCCGGAATCGTCATCGTCGTCCGTATCGTCACCGCCATCGGTAGGTGCCTGCCCAGTTTCATCGTCTATCGGGTCATCCGGCGGTTCAGAGGCACCGGTATCGTCACCCTCGTTCGGCATGAGTGTAATATCGCCTCCGTTATCACCCGAACCACTCGCCGTCCCATCAGGCACCTCCAGCACCAACTCGCTCGTCTCAATCTCGGCGGTGAACACCTGCCGAATAGTGATGGTCGCCCGAACGTGACTCCGCATATCAGCATCCTCCTCGATACGCAGGTCTTGAAGGAACGCCTCGGGCATTTCCGTCGCACCAACAGACGCGCCAAACGGCTCTGTCTCGTCACGCAGGTCACGTAACGTCTCCAGTTCGTCTTCCGTCACCACCGCCTCGATAGTCACCTGAACTGGCTCGGCTTGGTTGTACGACTGAAAATCGAAATCCCGGTCTACCGCCTGCTGTGGGGCGTCCCACCCACCTTCGTCTTGGACACGGTACGCTCCCGAAAGCTCAACCGGGCCAATAGTTGCTGTCATACTCTGTTACCTCCTCGTATGTGTCGTACCAGTAAATGATTCATCGCACCGTGATAATCACGGCCAGTTCAAGCGTTGAACCCAAGCTCCTGCTTAATCCGCCGTTCGAGGTCTTTCAACGCCTCCGACGACAGTTCATCCGCCATCCGACGAATCTCGACTTGTAGGTCGTCCGTATCACGGATGTTATCGACATCGACGTTCAGTTCCATATTCACGTCAATATCGAACGTGTTGCCCTCGTCAACCGTCGTGTCACCCTCACCGCTACCAACCGGCTGGTCAGCAGTCGTACCGGCCACGGCTGGTGCCGCCGAACCCTCNCCACCG